TTGCCAAGCATAGAAGGTCCTCGCGCACCGCCTGCTGGGGCCCTTCCGCCTCCTGGCATTTTTTGTCCACCTTTATACATTTTTCCCATAGGGTTTTTCATTCCCATCCCAGGTATACCGCCTCTAAACATCTTAGCAAGGCCTGCTAATCCTCCAACTGCTTGCACTGCAGCAATTGTACCAACCAATGCTAGAATTGTACCCAAGAGGTCATTTGTTGTAGCGCCTTGGGCAGCTAACTGAGCGGATGACTTTAATTGTTTTTGAGCATCTGTTGCTATATCTTGCGTCAACTCTGATGTATCTGATCTTGCCATTATTTTTGCAAGCTGACCAACATCTGATATTCCTACAGCCTGTGCTAATTGTTTTCTTTGAAAAAAGTCTAATTCTTCAAAATCGATTCCTGCTAGCTGCTGTTGAACCTCTCTCGCCATTCCCTCAAAATCATTTCGTGATGCTGCTTGTCTTGCTGCATCCAAATTAAGTTGTCTATTGAGCATAACACTTGCATTCATCTCAGCAGTTATTGATGTTTCTATATCTAATAAACTGTCAGCCATGCTAGACATACCTGATATTTCAATTCCTGCCTTTCGTGCGAATATTGCTAGCCTTGCCATACTATCAGCTGAGCCGTCAGTAGAGGCTGCAAGTAGATTTGAATTGGCTGCCATGTCTGCAAGGACTTTTGCTGGTGCAACTTTATTTGCTGTTGCTAATGCTTGTGTTCCAACTAGTTGTGCTGATGCAGCTTCCCTAGATAAGCCAGTCACCTCTGACATCATCTGTGCTAGCTCAGCAACTTCTGTTGCGCCTAATCCGGATTGCATTGCAAGTGCTGCGTCACTAACAGCCATTGCTTTATTATTCATTAAGTCAAGATTGTCTCCTGCTAATGCTGCAGCATGAGCTGCACTCCTAACATCATCACGGACACCTGTCAATAAAAAAGATGCCTGCTCTAACGGACTTAATGATTTCTGCCAGCTAGCTTCAAATTTGTAAGAGTCTTCTAAGGATGTGCCTAAAGCACCTTGTGTCTGCAACGCACCCTTTGTAAAAAATTGCATTAGTTTAGTTAAGCCAGCCCATATTGCAAGTGCGCCTAGTGACTTACTAGAAAAGTTTGCCATAAAATCTGCTATGCTCTTCTGCGCATCAGCGCCTTTTGATTGGAGATCTGTTAGTTTTTCAGTTCGTGCCTTTTGCATCTCTAAATTAGTAACCTGTTGCAACTGTATATTTAATCTTGCTTTTTCTTCGTCAGTTAAATGCCCTGTTGACTCTAGTAATTGATACGTTGCCTGTACTTCTTGTTTTAATTTTGCTAAATTTGCCTCTGCTAATTGTGCCTTATCAGTCGATAAATTGCGGATGTCAGACTCTATTGCAAGAATACTTGATAGTCCTCTTGCAAGATCTCCGCTACCCTTGCCTTGCTTGTGTAAGTTTCCAAGCTTATTAGCCATTGTGCCAATTGCTTCAGCGGCCTTATTACTTTGTGTGTGAACTTTATCTAAATATTTGTCTGTTTTTTGCTCTGATAGTTTCTTAAAACCGCCGGTTAGTCCTCCTACCTTGCCGTTTATGTTTGCAATATCCTTTACAAGCTTCTCAACAGTAGTATCAACGGCCTTCAAGCCTTTAACTAATGGGACTAACTCTTCCTTTACTTGTTTAATCCTACTTGCATCATCATTCGAACCACCAGTCTTCCTGATTTTTTCTCTCAGAGCTGCTTCTTCAGCTGTAAGCTTGACATATGCTTCATAGTTTTGTAATTGTTCTTTGTTAACACCAGGCATAATAATTCTCTAATATTTAATTAAAGTATGAAGCCATTTTTTCAACACGCGCTCTATCTTCAGCTGACATTTTAGCTACTTTTTTCTTGATCATTTCAGCTTCTCTTTCAACTTTTTTGTCAATTGCGCTTAGATCAACTTCGATATTTGAATCTAACTTACTGACTGCTTTTCTTATATTATTTGCTTTTGTATTATTGTTTTGTAACTTTGATACAATATATGCGCCGACCAATCCTGAGATGATTGCTGCCAGTGCTGCTTCATTTAAATTATTCTTGTTCACGTCAAAACTCCTATTATAAGTTAATACAGTAATAATTATCGAGTTTATGGATTATTAACCGGGTCTTTGTATACTAGTGCCCTTTCCGCGGGATGCTTTTTCAGCCTGAGAATTTTCAGCCTTTCTTGCATCAATTAGTTTATCAGTATAAAATTTTCGTAAGTAAATGGGCATATCATATACATCCCCGAATGAGAATGCGCCTTCACTGTAGTAAACTAAGCTAAAAATTGCGTCGTGTACTATCGGTTTATATTCGGGATCTACCGGGAAGGCCAGAAGAAATTTGCTGTGATTGGCAGCTGTATCTCTGCTGAATCCTTACATGCACTACATATAAAATAGCTTGTAAAATCTACATCTGGTGTTATGGTCGAAACATAATCTCTAAATGCTCTGGAATCAAGCGCAAAGAACTCATTCATAATAAAGTTATTAATAAATTCTTTGTCTGTATTTCCGTCAACTGACAATAGTTGGTATCGAAGTCTAGTTGTAATTTCACCTGTCGCTTGTATTCCTGCTTTTTTTACACTTGCTAATGCTTGTGTTATTCCTTGTTCATCTGCATGTGTTAATAATTTAAATTCAACTTCTCTTTCTGAATTAGGAAGCGTCCATTTAAATTTATTATCAACATTAAAACCAGACTCATCTACTTCTTTGTAACCATAACTAGTTAAATCAAAAGGTGTGTCTTCTTTTACGCCACATTCGCCACAGTTCACTTCAACATCATAATTTTTGCCGTAACCTAATATTCTTGCTGAAAGCATGATTGCATTTTTATCTCCAATAAGAACATCACCATAATTGAATTTTGTTATTATAATAGACTTAAGTAACTCATCAATTACAATACCCTTCTCAATTAGATTCATAGATGTCAAAATATCCTCTTCTTTTGCAGTCATATACTTTATTTCAACTTTTCCATCTGATAGAGGGTGCCCTTCAGGATATAAAAGGCCTTTGCTTGGTAAATCCACTAGCTCAGTAGGGAATCTACTTTTTGTTGTGTTTGTAGACATTGTAACTCCTTATTTTAGTCTATTCGTATTGTAACTATTTGTGATCAGCTTTAACGAAATGAATGCCACGACCTTTAGTCATAGCTTCTCACAGATTAAATTTTCTAGAACTGTAGTATAGCGTAATCGTATCTAAGTGTCAATTCAATGCTAACTGGCTCATTAGTTGCCCAGTCAAGTGTCCCGAAGTTAGCTTGTTGAATAAAACAGCCAACTAGCTGCCATTCTTCAACGATATCGCCTACTGGACCTAATACATTAAATGTGACGTTCTTTTTATAAAAGTCTGAATATCCATCACGACCAGTTACAGATTCATGTGATAATCGAATCCATTCCATTGCTGCCTGTGCTGCTGATGGAACAACTGGATCATAAAGTGTGCAAACTAATGGCTGCCACTCGCCCTTGCCTTTAACGTAACGTTTTACATTAATATGGTCGAGTGTAATATCTTCAAATTGAATTTGGGGGCGGGCTGCAGCTTTGATAGTGTAAGCAGGGATCCCCTCAATGTACATAATGAACCGATTTTGAACCTTTGGTTCAAATTGGGTAAACATTATATCTGTCGGATCTATCAGCTGTGGCATTCTATTTCTCCATTAAAGGTTTTGTTATTTCGATAATAAATATCACCAAACAAGAAAAATAACAGAAAAGAAAAAAGCCTAGATGATTAATCCAGGCTTTTTTTTATTACTTTATTTACAAGCTATTTAAGCGAATGTTGCTCCAGATGGCTCAACAACAAAGTCTAGAACGATAAATTCAACCGCACGTGCTGGCTGGATAAATATCTGTCCTACCAACTGATTGCGATCAATTACGTCTGCTGTATTGTTTGTGTCATCCATTACAACCCTATAAGCCGAGAGCCCTTGATTAGATTGTACTGAATCTAAATACGGGTTCACAATATTCATAAATCTTGCTCTAGTTGCAGTCGTATTGTTTTCAAACAATAGATAGCGAGAAGAACTAGCAATGAACTTTTTAAGCCTAATTAACAACCTACGAACATTAATTCTGTCCAAAGCTGATGGTTTTGCTTGCAATGTTTTCTGTCCGAAAACTACTACACCTTGACCTGGGAATGAAGCAATTGGATTAACACGTCCTTCATAGAGAATATCTCTTTCAGCATGTGTTAGTCTTGTCTTGGCTTCTAAAACTCCCCTTAGACCACCACGGTTAAGACCAGCAGGTGCAAACCATTCGTGAGCAACTCTATCATTTTGAGCTATCACGCCAGGAATAACAACTGAAGGTGGAACCCACAGCGGTAAGTTGACTGTATCATCAAGTAGTTTTACCCACGGATAATAAGTTGCTGCGTAGTTAGTATCAGATGATGCCACAGCATTTGTAGTTGTTGCAATAGTATCACCCCAAGCAGAAGAATCAAATATGTAGAATGCATCTCCTCTAGCTTTAACCATATCAATAGCAATATTGATTGGGTTTGGATGAATCGTGTAAATCAAACCAGGTGTTGCAAGTAAATTAATATCAAACTCATCCTGATTACTGATGGCATTAATTGCTCTTTCATATGCTACAGATCCGCTAGCGGTTGCAGCAGAACAATCAAAACCTTGTTGATTTGTTGCAGTTATTTCTTTTCCTACCTTCTTCTTGATAGCAGGGTTCATACCATCAAAGCCACCTTGCATAGGAACAACAAATTTTCTTTGTCCTAAAGCAGATGCTGTGAGTGATATTGGATTAGATCCAGAAGCAAACGTTGTTGCGCCGCCAAACTTACCTGCTGTTGCAGTATCGTTGCCTAACATATCATCTAAACTAAATGATGGGTTATGATAAACAGCTGCGTCTGATGCCAATGGTGATAAATAACTTCTATTATCAACCGTTGAAAAATCAAATCCGAAGAAAATACTAGTATCATACTGATTAGTTGTTGAACTAACCTGTGATGTTACAAAAGTGTTAGCTGGGAAATGTGCGCTACCTGTATTTGTCATTGAACAAGTATGCGGGAATAATGCTGCAGCGTGTCCGTAAGGTACAAGTGTTTTTGGAAGATTGCCGTCATTTATTGCAGAACTACCTGTGATGAACACATATTTTGATAAGTTCGGCCATTCAGCATCTCCATGCATTACAACTTTTCCATCTGAATCAACTGATTGCCATTTTGATCCAATTCTACGAGCTATAAAGTTTGTAGATTTCGGATCTAAATTTAGATTATCAAATTGTTCAACAACCTCATCATCAGTTGAAGCCCATGTTTGTTGATCCAGTTTCCTAACTTGCAAACTAAATGTTCCATAATCTGAGCCTGCTACATCAGAAGCCTTCTTAATATTTGAAAGGCCTACTTTGAAATAGGTATTTGTTTCATTTTCACCATCATGTCTAAGTGCTACCTTAAATAAGTTTTCTACATTTCCATCAGATTTCTGACTTGTTATAAACGGCGTTTCTGCACGTTGATAATCTTTCAGCATATTTAATGTGAAGTTAGATGATGATACAATGTTAGCAGTGCCATTGCTTGCCGCTGCAGTTGGGAATTGTTTATAGATGTAGAATGGACAATCATTACCTTGTGCTTTTGTCACAAGGGGATTATCACTAAAGACATCTTTGTAGTATTTGTTACTAGAGTTACTAAAAGAAGCGGAAAATTGATAGCTGCCAGAACGTATGTCCCATGCTGCTGATGTTCCTGCTGCTATTGTTCCAGCGAG